CGGCAGACCATCCGCGAGGCGGTACTGGTGCAGCGCCGCAAGGGGTCGGTATGGTCGGTGCGGCGTGCGCTGGCCAACGCCGGTTATGGCACGGCGCAGATCATCGAGGGCGTTTACGGTTCAACCTATAACGGCGTCCTCAAATACAACGGTCTTTCAACCTTTGGCTCGCCGGATGAGTGGGCAAAGTACCGGGTCATTCTCGACCGGCCGATCACCAACAAGCAGGCCGAGCAGGTGCGCCGCATCCTGAAATATACCGCGCCGGCCCGCTGCCACTTGGTTGCATTGATTTACACCGAGGTTGCCAACCTGTATGACGGGGCACTTCGTTATGACGGCACCTATAACTACGGGACTGCATAATGGCAAACGTAACAGAGACCCCCAGCTATGATGCTGGCATCTATCAAATAGAAACCACCGATCCGGTGCTCGGAGGCCCTAATGGCATTGCCAACGTTCAGGCGAAAGGGCTGGCTAACCGTACCGCATTTCTGAAACAGCAGATCGACCAACTTAATTCAGGCCAGCTAACCCCTGCATGGATCGCATCGCAAGACTATGTGCAGGGTGAGCTGCAAAAGCTGGATGCCAAGCAGAGCGTGCGGGCGGCTACTACAGCCAATATTACCCTATCTGGCGTCCAGACCATTGACGGCGTGGCGCTGACAGTTGGCGATCGAGTGTTGGTAAAAGACCAGACTACTGCCGCTCAGAACGGGATATACCTGGTTGCAGCGCAAAGCTGGATCCGCACAGTTGATGCAGATATCGGAATCAAGCTGAGTAGTGGTGCTCGTATTTCGGTAGAGGATGGCACAGTTAATGCTGGAAGCGTTTGGTATCTGTCTACTACTGGCGATATTAACATTGGCTCTACGGCACTAATATTTATTAATGAGCATCGCGCAGCCAGCTCATTAATCCCTGGGGTTGTTATTCTTGCGTCTGTTGCAGATGCTCTTGCTGGAACTAGTGAGCAAAAGGCTGTTACGCCAAAAGGCGCGCTTGAAGCGGCATTCAGCGCATATCCTGTAGGCGCTCCTATTCCGTGGCCTACCGCTGTTCCGCCGCAAGGTTTTTTGACCATGACCGGCCAGTCATTTAGTGCGACAACCTACCCAAAACTGGCTTTAGCATATCCTGGTTTGGTGCTTCCAGATCTCAGGGGGCAAGCAATACGAGGGTGGGATTCTGGTAGAGGGATTGATTCTGGTCGAGTTCTTCTTTCTGAACAGGGTGATGCAATCAGAAATATCACTGGGATAGCAGAAAACGTGTTTACCAACGCGCCAAGTAATTTCTCAGGCGCCTTAGCTTATGCTGGTAGTGGAACTTCAGCAATCGGCACCGGTTCTACTATCACAGTTCGAAGCTTATCTATTGATGCTTCAAGAGTTGTTCCTGTTGCGCCAGAAAACAGAATTAAGACTGTCGCATACAATTACATTGTGAGGGCTATATAATGAAAGAACCGCGCGTTGTTTGGGGTGAAGATGGCTTTGCCTCTCAAAGTGGATGGGCTTTTGCTCATTGTATCAATCAATCAACAGGTGAGCTGCTGTACTCACAAGATGTCTTGGTTGTAGTTGGAACTGGTCTGCCTGCGGGTGCTTTTTTGGACCCTCCGCCCTCTCCTGAAGATGGCAAGGCCATAGTTCGTCAAAATGGTGCATGGGCTTTGGTTGAAGATTTTCGCGGCACTACTGCATATAACAAGCAGACCAAGCAATCTGAAGTGATTGGCTCTCTTGGGCCTTTGCCATCTCAACTAACTCTGATTGCCCCCGTCTCTCAGTTTGATGTATGGAGTGACGAGTCTGGATGCTGGGTTAAAGACTCACAGGCTGAGCAAGACTGGTTCACGCAACAAGCTACCTATCAACGCACCGCTTTACTTGGTGAGGCTAGTGTAGAAATCTCCGCACTGCTTGATGCGCTTGACCCTGCTATCATCTCAAACCCTGACGATCAGGTTCAGGCAAAACTGATGGAGTGGAAAACCTATCGGGCATCGCTCGCCATCATTGATTGCAGCACCCACCCAGTTAACTGGCCTGCAAAGCCGCAATAACCAGGACAACAAACCCCGCTCCGGCGGGGTTTTCTATGCTGCCACCACTGGAAATCCCCCAAGAGGATGG